AACGAAACTATTTTTACAGGAACAACACTTTAAAGTAACGAAACAGGAGATTACATATGTCAAATGCTTTAAGACAAGAAAATGCACCTACAGGTGTTAATAAAGATGAAGGCGGCCAATCTACACTTGGTACTCAAGCTGTGCCTTGGAAAGATATCCATACAGTAGATTTAAACGTCCAAAGAAATGTCACAATTCAAGGTAACCTTAGCGTTACTGGTAATACCTCAACCGTAGAAGTACAAGAGCTACACACCGAAGAGCCTATGATTCGTGTTGCTAAGATTAATACTTCTGATGCTGTGGATATTGGTATTTATGGCGCGACTTCAACTGAAGCTGATGGCTCTGCTGGCGCTAGTACTGAATATCACGGTTTTGTTCGTGACGCTGATGATAAAGTTTGGAAGCTTTTTGAAGGCAACGATGCTGCAGAATCTAATGGTACAATTACTTTAGCTGGCGGTACTGAAGGTACTATGCAAGCTAAGTTAAACCTCCCCTCTGCAGGTGATCTTAAAATTGCAGGAACAGCTGTCGATTCAACTGCGGCTGAATTGAACAAGCTCAATGCAGTAGTAGACGGCACAGTTGCAGCTAATAAAGCTTTAATTGTTGACGCATCTAAAAATCTTTCTGGTTTAAACGATGTTGTACTTGAAGGAAACCTTCAGGCAGTAGCTGTTACTGCCGATTTGGTTGGAAATGTTACTGGCAACTCAACTACCGCATCTGCTCTTCAAGCTGCACGCAATATTTCGGTAAGCGGTGATGCTGCAGGTACTGTGTCGTTTGATGGTTCTGCTGATGTAGACATTGCACTTACTATTTCTCAAGATGCTGTTGGAAATTCAATGATTGCAAATCCTGGGTTTACAATGACAGATGGTACCAATTCTGCTCTTCGTGAACTCGGTTCTACTCTCACTATTCAAGGTACTGCAAGTGAAGTAGAGGTTTCTCATGATACTAATGGATTGTTTACAGTTGGGCTTCCAGCAAGCGTTGATGTTGCAAATGAAGTTACTGCTGCAACTTTTAACGGTGCTCTTGTTGGTAATGCCTCAAGTGCTTCAATTCTTGAAAATGCTCGCAATTTAACTTTAGATGGCGATGTTTCTGGTACTGTTTCTTTTGATGGTTCTTCAAACGTTACAATCACTACCAGCCTTGATGCGGGTGGTTTGATTACCGTTGGTGATGGAACTTCTAGCGAGGAACTTCAGGTTGGAGATTCTATCTCTATTCAGGGTACAGCGAATGAAACAGAAGTTTCTTATAGCACTTCTACAAACCAGTTCACCGTTGGACTTCCTTCAAGCATCAGCGGGCTTTCTTCAGTTTCTTCTACTAGCTTCACTGGTGATTTAACTGGTAAAGCAGATACAGCAGATACTCTTGAAACTGCTAGGACAATCAGCCTTTCAGGTGATGTTGCCGGTAGTGTATCATTCGATGGCTCTGCTAACGTTGACATTGCTGCTACAATCCAACCTGGCTCTGTAGGAAACTCTATGCTTGCTAATTCAGGGCTTAGTGTTTCTGTAGATGGTGGCGCTGTAGATGTTGTTAGCCTTGGCGAGGCTCTTAAGTTTTCTTCAGGTACTGACATTGATGTGACTTACAACGCAACCACCAATGAAGTTGCTGTTGCTCTTGAAGCTCAGATTGGCTCAGACACTACTGGGAACGCCTCTACTGCTACCGCATTAGAGAGTAGCCGAAACTTCTCAATTGGTTCAGGTCCGGTTCAAGCTACTGCAGTTGGTTTTGATGGAACAGGCAACGTTTCTCTTACTACTACAATTGCTGATGATCAAATTACAAATGATATGCTTGCGAATGATAAGCTTGTCATTAGCGTTGATAGTGTAAATTATGATCGTCCTCTCGGTTCTACGCTTGGCTTCTCTGCTACAAACCTTGATCTTAATTATTCTGCAGGCACAAATGAGGTTCAATATGGGCTTCCTGCTACTATCGGTTCCGATACTACTGGCAATGCAGCAACTGCAACCGCTTTAGAGACTTCGCGCACCTTTTCACTTTCAGGTGATGTAGCGGGTAGTGTCAGTTTTGACGGTACTGGAAACGTTGATATTGTTTCTACAATCCAGCCTGGGGCCGTAGAGAATTCAATGCTTCAAAATAGCACTCTAACTGTCCTTGATGACGTAACATCAGGCGGCACTTTAAGCTTAGGTAGTAGCATTAAATTTTCTCAAACAGCCAATGAGACTGAAGTTCTTTACGATTCAGTAACTCAAACTGTAACTTTCGGTCTTCCTGATAACATTACTGCTAATGTTACTGGTAATGCAACCACCGCTTCAGCTCTTGAAACCGCTAGAACCCTTTCTGTAAGTGGCGACATTTCAGGCAGTGCTTCATTTGATGGTTCTGCAAATTCAGACCTAAGTGTTACCGTCGATAGTGTTGACCTTTCTGCGCTTCAAATCGCTTCTGAAATTCAAGAAGTTAGCACACTTGTAGATGCTGATCTTTTTGTGATTAAAGATGCTGACGGTACTAATTCCAAGATGAGCGCTTCTGTAGTTAAAAAATACGTCAGAGATGATGTACTTTCTGCAGGCACTGGTGTTGGATTTGCTTCTGGTGTTATATCTATCGGTCAGCCTGTTGCAACTAGTGATAGCGTTACTTTTAATCAAGTAACTTTTGGTTCCAATGCTGTTATTTCAGAAGCAGATGCTGAAAAGATTGATGATATTACCAATGGTACTGCTTTAGCCGACAAAGCTCTTGTTTTAGATTCAAGTAAAAATATTACTGGTATTTCTACACTCCAGGCTTCAAGTCTTACTGATGGAACCGCTACCCTTACATCTGGGAATATGACAGGGCTTACAAGCCTAACATCTGGGAATATTACTGTTTCCGGAGATGAAGTCTTTAGTAACAACCACCTTATTTTAAATGCTGGTTTAGGCCAAGTAAAAATTGCTAGTGGTGATAAGGTTGTACTTCAAGGAGATGGTGGCGACATTGATATCTCTGGAGATGCAACCTTTTCAAGATCAGTCTTTTATGCAGTTCCAAGTATTATCGCTTCTGATTATCCTGTTGCTGACGGCGATCATATCTTAATGTTCGATTTGACTAGTGCTGGTGCTAACAAAACCATTACTCTTGGCAATTCTGGTCAAACAATAAATACTAATCGAGTTTTAGTTGTAAAGAATATCGGTACTGCAAATAGCCTTAACTTCAACTCTGCGAGTCAAATTGATGGTGCAACCGCATCTTCTACAGTTCTTGCCCCAGGTGAGAAAATTACACTCATTGGTACTCCTGCTAATGGATGGCAGTCTATCTAAAGTTTAATTATTCCTGTAAAACTTTCATAGACTCTTGTTTCTTTAGGGGGCGCTTCACTTTGTGAGGTTGCCCCCTTTTTTATTTTATGAAGGAAAAGTATGAAAATTATAAATAAAGAATATATTGGTGAAGATAAAGTCTATGATATTGGTGTTGCTTCTCTTGAAGGTAATCACAACTTCTTACTAGATAACGGTTTAGTGGCTTCTAACTGTTTCAATAAAGCACACAGTGTAAGTTATTCCATCTTAACTTATGTTAGCGCCTACATGAAAACTCATTATCCTGTAGAATTTTTTACAGCTTTAATGTCTACTCGAAGTAAAACTTTGCAACCTAAAAGCTGGGCAATTAAAGCTCCAGAGTATATTGCTGAAGCAAGAAAGTTCGGCGTTACCGTAAATCCTCCCTATGTAAATCAATCCAGTTTTGAATTTACAATATCTAACAATGAGATATACTTTGGCTTGAACGCCATTAGGGATGTAGGCAGAACTGCTGCTAAAATGATTATTAAAGCTAGACAAAAAACACCTTTTAAAAGTGTTAAAGATTTTGTCAGTAGAGTAGACTTACAAAAAGTAAATACAAAAACTTTTGAAGCCCTTGTTAAAGCTGGTGCTTTCGATAAGTTAGGCTACAGCAGGCCAGATCTACTACAAAAGTGCCCAGATATATATGCTTACATAAAAGACATGGAAGCGTTTAAACAAAGAGAGCTTGACGTTATTGAAAGAAACGCATATAACGCCAGGGTCGTGCCTCTTATTGAGCGTCGCAACTTTCTTAGGAAAGAACTTAAAAAAATACAAAATAGAATTGATAAAGATAAAATTCAAGAAAACGATATGGATAATTTTCACATTATGTCTGAAGAACTAGAAATTTTAGAGCAGCAAGAACTTAAAAAGAAAGTTGCTTTAAAGTCTAAGGAAAAACCTGAGTTTCCAGATTTAATGAAAGATTGTTATGTTGAACTTGGTATGAAAGAAATTTTAGATCAAGCAAATTATATTGGTTGCTATATAGGTGGCCATCCATTAGATTTGATTGAAATTAACTCCGATAAAATCTCTTCTTTAGAAGAAGGCGATTACGCTGATGTTGCTGGAGTTATTCTTTCTATTAAAACGATTGTTACTAGAAAAGGTAAACAGATGGCTTTTATTGAGATTAACGACAAGACTGCTACTGCAGAAATTGTTGTATTCCCTCAACTCTGGCCTAAAGTTGCTAAGCTTGAGCTTAAAGAAACTGATGTTGTTTGCTGTAAAGTAAAAGTCGAAAGAACAGAACCTGATGTAAAATTAATTTTAAACTCAATACAAATATATGAGGATAACTATGAGATGGACTCCTGAAGAAGAATATTTATTACAACTTTTTACAGGCGAAAAAACCTTCAAGGAAATCGCTGAGTTAATTTCTTTAAAACACGAAAATGGAACTCCCGGTTTCCCTGCAAAACGAACCTTTCATGCTGTTCGAACAAAAATAGCTAGAGACAATATATCTGATTCTAATTCTGTACCTGAATATGATGTTGCATGGTCATCTATTATTGACGCAGCAAGAGAATTTAGGAGTGAAACAGAAAAGCTTGATCTAGGACTCACTGCAAGTAAAGAACGTAAAATCATTTCTTTCAGCGACTTACATATTCCCTTCTTTCTCTGGGAAGATATGAAAATAGCTTTGGAAGAACATAAAGATGCAGATATCGTTGTTCTCAACGGCGACATTTTAGATGCTTATATGTTTAGTACTTTTGCAAAAACTAAAAACATTGCTGCTATCAAAGAATACAAAGCTGCTTTTGATTTAGTACACTATCTTTCAGATAATTTCCCTATGGTTGTTTTAGTTTCTGGTAACCACGATTATCGTACAACCAGAGCTATTAAAACTAGTGGTTTGTCTTCAGACGTAATGAATGTTTATCGTCCTGATTTACTTTCAAGAATTGCTAATGGAGAAAAACTCAATGCTTTTGGTGATTTAGAGAAAGTTTTAGATTTCAATAACGTTCATTATCAGAAGAACGATTCTTGGTATGTACGTATTGGGCAGACTATTTTTACTCACCCTAGCGGTTTTGCAAGCCGTTACCCTGGTGCAACTGTAGTTAAACTATTAGATCATTTTGCTCACCGCATGGATCAAGATGATTTTGATTCAATAGTTGTAGGACACACACACAAGGTTTATAAAGGTGTTGTATCTGGAAAGCTTTTAATTGAGCAAGGCGCTATGGCACATAAACTTCCTTATCAGTTCAAGGCTGATTTGCGTTTTAAGAACGCTATGAACGGCTATGCCGTTGTTTACCAAGATGCGAATGGTAATACAAACTTTAACGACTCAACCCCTATTTATTTAGGATCCCACTTACCCACAAAAAAAGGTGTTATTTAATATGTCAGACGAACAATTAAATCCAGAAATGCAAGAGCAACCCGTTCCATTTGGTTTCCTCATTCCTTTAACTCAAGCCCTTGAAGCAAGAATTGACTATAATTTTAACTCAATGATTCAGCTTTCTCTTTTAGTCGAGTACCTTTACGACCAGCTAGAGGCTAAAGATATCAAGATTGAAATGGGCGACAACTTCCAAAAGTTCCAGGATGAGCGAGTTGCTGAGATTAAGAAACAATTTGAATTACAAAAAGCCGAAGTTGAAGCTGAGGCAGAACTACAAGAATCAGATATAAATTTAAAGGATGATTAATGACTTGGTCTTTTATTAAGCATGTTTCCCAATATTTAGAACGCCCCCAATTAGGGGAGCAAAAGGCTCCTACTCTATGGCCTTCTTCAGCTACTGCTGTAGTTGATGGCGAAATATTAGGAAAATGCCGTCGTCAATCTTATTTTAGGTTCGCTAAAGACAATTATTATTTTGATAAAAAGTACGAACATCTTGAACCCTTGGTTGATATTATTAATGAACACAAGCTTCCTGCAGACAAATACCTTCGATGGATTTGGATACAAGGTGAGCTCTATGAAGATTATTGCGTAAACATGGCTAAAGAATCGGGTGTATATATTGCTGGTCAAACTAGCGTTTATATACCTGGTTATAATATTTCAGGTAAGATTGACTTAATTGTAATCGACCCAAATACAGCTAAAATGCATATTGTAGAAGTTAAATCAGTTTATGGCTTCAATGCAAATTCAGTTCTTGGTACTGATGCCCAACACAAGAAGAATCTAATTGGTACTCCAAGGGACTCTCACTTGATGCAGCTAGGTATCTATCAGTGGTGGTACGCTAACAGTAACGAAGATTTTGGCCCTGGGCTCTTAACCTACGGGGCAAGAGATACTGGTCGCTATGCTGAGTACATGATAACCGTAGAAAAAGAAGAGGATGGTTTAGATTATATTTTTTATCAAGGCCATACTCCAGTCACTACTGAAAAAGTAAATTCAGGAATTACTATTCAAAGCATTTTAGAGAATTACAAGCTTATTTCTGATTCTTTAAATGAAGAAAATATAAAGATTCCTGATCCTGATTTTGAACTTAGTTATTCTCAAGAAAAAATAGACCAGCTTTATGAGGCAGGCTTATTAAGTAAAACCGATACTACTCAATACGAAAAGCGTAAAAAGCAAATCGAAGAAGGTAAAACTCGTTTAGTTAAGCCTGTAGAAAAGGGCGACTGGCAATGTCGCTTCTGTGATTATAAAAACATTTGCAACAGCGATGAGATTTTAAAAGATTTCTTATGAATAGAAAAGATTACTTGACACATAATGACGCAATTTTGAATTCTACTTTTAAGCTAACAACAGATGACGTTCTTCTTGAACCGACCACTGGTATTTTAAAAAGTAGGTCTATCGCAGATTTAAGTGCAACTTACATATACAGCAGTCCAATGGATACTGTTACCGGTTTTGATTTATCTAAACGTTTACTTGAGTTAAATCAAGCTCCAGTTTTCTGCCGATATCTTGATGAAAAAGAACTTCTTCGCTCTTTAAATCAATTTCATACAAATAAAAACTTTTGGTTTTCTGTTGGTGCGGATATTGAAACTTATAGCTTTTTAAAAGATTGGGCTCAAGACAAAGACAATGTAAAAATTAATATAGCTGTAGACGTTGCTCATGGAGACATGGTAAGCCTTTATAAGCTTTACAATCTTTACGATTCAGCATCTTGGTGTCGCAACCTTATGTCTGGCACTGTTGCTACTTTTGAATCAGCTTATCTTGTTTATCGCGCTGGTTGCTCTCACATTAGGGTGGGAATTGGTCCTGGCAGCGCTTGCTCAACTAGGATTGTTACTGGTTGTGGTGTTCCCAACCTTTCAGCAGTCTATGAAGTTTGGTCAGGTTTTTATCAAAATGGTTGCAAAGAAAATGTAACAATTATTGCTGATGGCGGAATCAGAAACACAGGGGATGCCGTCAAGTATCTTGCTGCTGGCGCTGATGCTTTAATGATTGGAAATTTACTTAGCAAAACTACAGAAAGCAATGGCTGGAAAGTTTCCTTTTGGAAAAAGCTCTTAAACGAACTTTCTTTTGGTTCTCTATACCAAACTACCTATAAGTATAAAAAGTACAGAGGTCAAGCATCTAGAGAGTTCCAAGAGGCTTACTCTTCGAAACCGATTAACCACGTTGAAGGGGCTCAAGGTCCTACTCAATATCCAGAGTTAGATGCATTTACTTTTGTAAACAATTTTAACTCTTCTATTGCATCTGCAATATCTTACTTGGGGCTCTCATCTATTAATGAGTTAAGTCCATTTAATGTAAAATTTATTAGAATTTCTAGCAATTCTCTCAAAGAGAATTCCCCCCATATGTTAAATAAATAAAAATACCGTAAGGAATATAAATGTATATTACTGATACTGACGAAGTTATTACTTTATTACGTTCAAAGCTTCCTGAATATCTTCAAAGTAAGCTTTCGTCTGATGTTGATTTAAATAAAAAATTTAAATGTTTTGCGCATAACGATTCAAACCCAAGTATGGGCTTAAACCCTAGAACTAATAACGAAACTGTAAAGTGTTTTAGTTGTGGTTTTTATGGTGATATTTTTACCTGTGCAGAACATTTTGATAATCTCCCCACTTCTGGTCCTGAATGGATCACTCTTACTCTACCTACTTTATGCGATGAGTTAGACATCCCCTACTCTCCTGGGGTTTTGTCAGAAGAAGACAAAGAAAGAATTAAGCTATTTAAACTGGCTCAAGATATTTCTGATGTTCTTGCTACTGTTAATCCTAAAGAAAACGATTATATGGTAGAGCGCAACTGGGTTCAAAGTTTTGTTCCAGCCGCTTCTTTAGATAAAGATTATTTGATTTCAAAGCTTGTTTCTAAAGGTTGGGATTCCAGTTATATTGCAAGTACCAATTTGATTAGCACTCGCTTTGTTGATTACTTTGGTGAAAACAAAATTACTTTTGCAATCAAAGATCACACCAAACGTACTGTAGGGTTTATTTGCCGTAATCAAGACTTTGAAGACTTAAATATACCCAAGTATACCAATAGCCCTGAATCTTCCATTTACAAGAAAAATAAAGCCCTTATGGGCATCGATGTGGCTTTTAGAGATGCAAAGAAGTACGGACTTTATGTTGTAGAGGGTCCTGGCGATCTTATGCAACTTTACCGACTTGGAATAAAGAACGCTGTTTCGGTTTGTGGCACTGCCTTTACAGAAACACATTTACTTTATCTCAAGCAAATTGGAATCAGAAAGCTGTTTTTAAATTTCGACTGGGATCAAGCCGGTTATGCTGCTACCCAACGCGTTTTAGAAAACATACTCAAAGCTACTTCTGGCATTAGCACTTACATTGTAATGCCCCCGGAGGGTATTGAATGCAAAGATACTGATGAATTTCTAAAGGATTCAACTTCTGCAGAAGACTATTTGAGTCTTACAAAGATCTCTGCTTTTGAATGGCAACTTAATTCTTTTTCAGAGAACCATACACCGGATGTTATCTGTCAAAAAATGGTTCCAATTATTGCTGCTGAAGAAACAGAAGTTAAGCGTGAGCTACTTATTAAAGAACTCGCTCAGTTCACAACAGTATCTACTTCTTCTATTCTAGCAGATGTTAATGCTATCCGCTCTAATAAGTTTTCTCAAAAACTTGAAAAGACAAAAACTGCTGCAGAAGCTTATATGCGTGCAGTAGAGCAAGATCCTGACAACATCAGGGCTCACATGGCTTCTCATGAGCAAATGCTTGAGCTTATCGAGAAAGAGTTCAAGTCAGATTCTATTGGCATTAATTATCAAATTAATAGATTTGACGCTATTCAAGAGCTTCGAGCTACTGCATCTGAAGATGCTTCTGCTTCTGGCTTTAAGATGAACTATTTCAAGAGCTTTGCTGACAATATGAACGGTGGTATGAGTTGGTCTTCTGGCGCTTTAATGTATGTTGGTGGTAGAGCAAACTCTGGTAAAACCGCTACATGCTTAATGATTGGCACTGACGTAGCTCTTTCAGACGAAAACGCTACCGTACTAATTCACAGTACAGACGACTCTTATGAGCAAATAGAACCTCGCATCAAGACTAATATCTATAGAATGTTGTACCCGGAGGGGGTTCCTCTTACTATTGGTATGGTTGTTCAACCAAAATCTACTTTAAAAGATTTACCGGTTGAGTACACCCATGCATTTGAAAAAGCGAATGAGCATTTTAGAGAGCTAATTAAAGAAGAACGATTAATTATTATAGACAGCGAAGACGGCGCAAGTTTAAGTACCTTAGAGAGAAATTTACGTTATTATAGGAATAGATATCCTGAGCGTAAGTTGATGATGATTTGTGATAATACACACAATTATATGGACTTTATGAATCTTGAGCAATCAAGCAGAATGACTTCAATTTCCAACCAGCAAAAGAATCTTACTATTAAATATCATGCTTGTATGATTGCTACTGCAGAGTATCGCAAGAACATGCCTATGGACCATAGTAAGATTAAACTGCCTGTAGATGATGATCTGGCAGATGCACGCGCACTTATGTATAGACCTAATGTAATCTTTCACGTTTACAATGACATGCATGATCGCAAAGAACACTGTGAAATCTTCTGGAAAGATGAAGAAGGAAACATCTACCCTAGATTGCTTCTGCATTTTACAAAGAATAAAATTAGCGGCTTTAAAGACAAGCTCGTTCTGGACCTCGATCCTAAGACAGTTTCTCTGTCTCCAGTTGACACATCTCACTGCCTCAATGAAGCAGAGAGTTTTAGAGACTTGAAGTCTTCTGGTTATGTTTCTAGTAACGGCAAAAAGGTAATTGTTGTAGAATCGGAGGAGTATGTTGATGATTCATCCGCTTACTAAAAATCTTTTTAAAGTTAAAGCTTTAAGCGTAGAAGAAATAACTTTTACTCAAAAAACTAATCTTTTAGATTTTTCACTTTCTGATTCTTCAGTAAGTTTCTATGTCGTTTCTGGTTCAGCTATGTTCTATTCCTTAGACATAAATTCTGTGGTTAAAGATAATATTCCAGTTCTTACTGGCGAAACTTTTATAGCCCCAATTGATTGTGCTAAAGTTCTAATTGAATCTCTTGGAACTTTTGACGAAGATTTAAAATTAATTAAAATTATTTATAAGGATAATTAACAAATGTTAAATTCAAAAACCGTTGGGGTTTATATCCCTTCTAATAAAACTTTCTATTATTTAGAAGCAGGCGACAATTATATTGGCAACTCTATTGATAGAATCAAAAAAGCTTTAATTCAACGCAGTTTAATTCTTCCAGACTTGAATACTAACTATTCTAAATCTTCTTATTCAATTATTAAGTATGAAGAAGCTAATCAATCTGGTTATAATATTGAGCCAATATTTCTTTCTCAACATATTAAAGCTTTGTACCAACAAAGTAATTCTGTTCCTGGAGGCAATTTCAAATGAGTATCATTTTAGATAAACTCCAAGATTTAAAATTTTTATTTTGTTCTATAATTTTTGTATTTATTCTCGGGGGTCTTTTTGGTTGGGTTCTTTCTCCCAAGCCAAAGCCCAAAGAGGTTGTTTGCAAAAGAGAGATAGAGCAAATACAGATTTTAAGCCTTCAGCTTAAAGAGATGCGCAAAAAGCATTTAGATGAAATTAGAAAGTTTCAAGAAAAATGCACCCTAGAACAAGGTAAACTTTGCTCTGAAAAAATGCTTCGCTATCGTTCTGCTTGCCTAGAACTTAAATGTGAAATATGTAAGGAGAGTAGATGAACTACTTTAAACATTTCTTTATTTTGTCTGCGCTTTTATTTGCTTCATTAGCTAATGCTCAAGATACTGAATCTGAATCCTTGGATTTTAATTTAAAGCTTGGTAACCATACAATTTTTGCTCCATATTATTTTTCAGGAGATAAAGTTGTTCAAGAAGGCTACTTGCTTACTGTCGCTGATCTCGCTTTAATTAAGGTCGAATTTGATTCTTTTGAAGATACCTTGAGAACAAGTCTCGATTCTTTAGCAGAAGAATGTCGCAGTAGCTTAGATCAATGCCAAGAAGATTCAGATACTCGGTTTACTCAAATAATTTTAGACAATGAAAATCTAAAAAAAACTTTAGAGCTTCAATTAAAACTTTATGAAGCACAAAAATTTAAGACTTACGCTTACACAATAACGGCAGTTATTGTTACTGGAGCAACTTCTTTCTTTTTAGTTAAAATGGCATATTAATGATAACTGAAAAAGAGCTAAAGACTTATTT